ATCTTGCAATGTGTCAGCATTTTTTGCTCCCGAAGCTGGCTCTGGATTAGTAACTGCTATTGTGTTTTTTACGAAGTTAAATACCGGTACTGCACCTGTTGAATTAACATCGTCATCATAATTTATTCGTTGAATATTAGTAAGAACATTTGATACAACATTATCTGAAATTCCGTTCCCTATAGTATAAGTTACAGTTAATGTAGTATTTGATGGCGCCTGCCCATATGTTCTAGTATATAAAAAGTTCGATGGATCAATATCAATATCAATATTACGACGTAATCCAGATAAACCATTTCCTACGTTAGTTGGATTTGGAATAATTTCTTCATCATTATTATCAGATATACCAGCACCAAATTGTAATTCTAATAGATTATCACTACGTAATCTAGTAATAAATCTTTTAGCAGTTTTTTTCATTTTTAATAAACTAGGAGAAGATGATCGATATTGAAAAAGATCCGGGTCGTTTTCTGCTAAATTAGGTACTGCCTCAAAAATTGTGTCTTGTGCTAAATATGGAACTTCATACCAATTATCACCATCTGATTCAGTTACAGAAATTATATCAATAATATTAGTTTCTGGCAAAACAATTTTGTCATATGCTACCGGAGAATTAAATGTAAATGTTCTTGTAACAATTTCTCCAGATACTGCTTGAACTTGTTTTTTCAATAAATAATATGTAGGTTGTTTAGTAACATCATCACTCTCATAAATTGAAACTTCGATTGGATCAAACGACGATGAAAATGAAAAGTCGACAGAATCTAATGTTCGAAATACTGCTGTACCATTATTAGCACCAACTTGCATACCTGGCTTAATTGAAAGCGCATAAGTATAATCAGGTGCTACATTATTACCAGACCCAGTTGATGGAACCAATTGAAATACATCTAATTTTACATATGCAGGAATAGAATTTTTAGGACGATATCCTAACATGTTAGCAATATCATATATATTACCACGTTCAGATGCTTGTTCTAATAATGATTCTTTTAAATTATTATCTGCATAATATGATAATACATCGCCTACATATGCAGACAGTTCTAACAAAATCATGCCAGATGATGCTTCACTGAAATCAGAATAAGTTGTAGGAAAGTATTGTTTAGTAAATTCAATTAAATTTCTTCGAATTTGACTAAAATCTTTACCTAAATAAGAAACATCTTTTTTTGTTTCCATATTATTGTCCTTGTTGTACTTGTACTACGCCATTATCATTTACAGTTAATGTAAGTGTATTTAAATTAACATTAGCAAACGCATATTCTATAGTAATTTCTATTGAATATGCCATGTTTGGGTCATCTTCAATTGTTTTTGTATTAATATTTTTTACGGTTATTTCTGGTACCCAATATGAAATTGCCGGGCTTATATATTCTTCAACTTGTTGTTGTAATTCACGAGAATTTACTTCAAATAATATTCTAAATAAATCAGTTCCGAATGTTGGTTGCAATGGACGTTCGCCGATTCTCGTTAACAATAAATTTTTTAATTTACTAAACACTAATTGTTCTGGAGAATAAATTGTTGAAAATGGAGTAGCCGAACCAAATGAAATACCTAATCCATTTTGATTCGTTGTTTGATTACTTACCGGTGCAACAATTACATATGGCATTTTTAATTAACTTTCTTTTTATTCATTGCTTGCATTAATGCAGAATAATCTCGAGTCATTGCTTGTGCAACTTCTGGCGCCACTTCGTACGTTTTACCAGTTTCTGGATCTTCCATTACTCGAGGAGCAGCTGGAGCTAATCCCATTGCCTCTTTCATATTTTGACGCATCATTCCAAATCCTTGTGCATTTGCTGATGTCATCTGTATTTCATCCATTCCTTCATTCATCATATCTGCAAAACTATTCATTGCAGCCGGTCCTTGTTCAACTAAAGCATCCGTCTCGTTTAGAATAGATGCCCATTTATTTTCAGAAAATTGAACTTTAGATTTCTTTTGTACTACAGGCGCCGGCGAACTAGTTCGTTGCGGCTTCACAGCTGTAGCAGTAGGTTTTTTCATTTCTACGATCGTAGATTGTAACCCTTCGCGAAGAATTTCTGTTAATTCTTCTTTAATAACCTCACGTACGGCGGTTTTAAGTGCTTTTATAAGTGCTTTAGAATCCATATGAATACTTTATATATAAATATACTAAACATTAATTTACGGCTGATGGCCAGATATCTGTTTTAGGCCCATAAATTTTATTTGTAGTTAAATCAACATAATAGTCTCCAGCTTTACCTAAATTGTTCGAAGGTACGCCAGTTTGTTTATAAACTTGACTCGGAGCTTCTAATAATGATGTAATTAGATTTTTTTGTTGTTCGATTAGCGTTTGAATAGTATCTGATCTTAAATCTAAATCAGAATCTGAAACATTTTGTTCAGTATAAAATTCAGTATCAACTAAATCATTGTAATCAGTAATACCTTCAATGTTTGGTATTGAGATATCATCTACTGCATTATTACATGCAGCGCTAACATTTTTTATTGCTTCTGCTAATACCGGAGTAATTGTTTGAAACTTAGATGTTAACGTTGAAGGCAATGTCGAAAATGACTGAAGTGCACCTAAACTATTAACAATTAAAGCATCTTGTATTGCCATCAAATTTGTTGCAATAAATACTGGTGCTGTTACTGGATTTGACAATTGTGCTACAGTTATAATAGATTTAATTGCTTGAGCTGTTTGAACTGCAGTTTTAATATTATCTATTGTTTGTTGAATTTTAGGAATATTTTGTTGAATTGAACTAATTTGGTTTTGAACATCAGATAATTGTGCTTTAATTTGTTGTATCCTAGGATCATTACATTGAACGTTGCTAGGTAATTTTATAGAATCTTGCACGGTTTTATTAACTCGTTCAACTAAATTATCTGCTTGTCGATCTAATTGAACCATAAGAGCAGATGCAGCTTTACCTGGTAAAGTTGGTATTAAATCTAAAGGAGGTGTTATAGAACTCATATTAATATGTATCTTTAGTTATAAAATATTTAGAATTTAATAGATTCTGTAATTCATTTTGTGCAGTAGATAAATTAGTTCTATTAATAAATGTACCTTGTGCAGATCCACATTGTATTGGCTGCGATAATTGATTTAATATTTTCTGTAGAATGTTTAATAAAACATCTCCATGCACTAAACTAATATTAGCTTCATCATTTCCGATCTTAACCTCTCCGGTAGTATTTAAAACGATGCCGCGCGGCGAATCGATAACCGCTATATCTGTTTTTGCTTTTAATATAATTCTATCTGCTACACCGATAAACTGTGAACGTTCATATGAAGATTCTGTAGGTGCATAACAAGATAATGGATTCCTGTTATTTTTATCTCCTAACAATATCGGAATTTTTTGAGTACTAGTTAAATATAATGAACTAGCATCTTCATGAATATTTTCGACTACGTAATTGTCTTCAAATTTTCTACCATTTGATAAAATTATAATAGGATCGCCGTCTGTTTGTCCAGTCCACTTTGGTGGATTTGAATATTGTTGTTTAGTTGTACTAGAAAATCTAAGGCTTTGGCCATATCGGCCCTCGAACATTAAATCGCCACTAAACGGTTGTAACCAAGATACTTGTTTAGAAGTTAAATTGATAGAACCAGTTATTTCAGTATCTGATTTTACATATTCTGATAGTTTATTATCATTTACATCTGAATTAACAGAAAATGATGATGCATAATACCATTGTGGGTAAATAGAGTCTTTTACATTTTCTTGGGATAGTCCACATATTAATAAAACATGTTCACCTACTGCAGGTATTTTTTTAATGTTATTATCATATGGTATTGCTAAAATTTCTTGACGATTGTAAAAATCAGTATATGTTATAACACGTATTTCAAAGTTTTTTTCAACACTATATTCATACGTGGTATTATTTGCAACAACTTCTCCAATATGAAATTGTACATTATTCATTAAGACCTTTACTAATTTGCTCTTTTACTTGTTCGGCTCGTTGTTGTAAAATTCGATCTTCTTGTTTGAAATCATCTAGTTCGTCTAAATCACTTGATAATGTTTGTTCAGCGACTCTTAGTAATTGTTGCTTTTCTTCATCACTTAATAAACTATCCGCGCCAGTTATTGTTTGTTTAGTTGAAATATAACGTTGTACGATTGCGGTTAATTTAACAAGATGATCATCATTTTTAATTGATACATCTAAAATATCCTTTATCAACGGCATAACAACAGTAGCATCAGACGCATTTTTAATTAATGGCTATAATGATGCT